TTATAATTGATGGCGCGCACAGATACAGGTCGCTCAAAGAGCTTGGCGCAACAGAAGTGGAAGTCAAGACTATTGATATCACAGACGCGGAGTGCAAAGCAGAAACGATTAATCTTAACTTAACTAAAGGCACGTTTGATGCAGAAAAGTTAGGTAAAATCCTATTAGATTTAGACCAAGAATGGGGGAAGGACTTATTAAAGGACAACCTAGTAATGGAACAGAAACAGATAGATGCGGCGATCCGTGCCCATCAATCTGTAAAACTCCCGGAAGATGTACCTGTAACGATGGAGTGTGTACCATCGACGACAAACATAAGAAACGGAGACTTGTTCGCTTTAGGAAACCACAGACTGATGTGCGGTGATTCTACAGACGAGGCGAGCGTATCTAAACTTATAGGGGGTGGAAAGGTTAATATAACCCTTACTGACCCTCCTTATAACGTTAAGTATGAGTATAATGACAACACAGACGACATGCCCGAGGATATGTATGAGGCGTTCATTAAACGGTTTGTGGCGTGTAGTATGGCATTCTCTCCATTCATTATTGTCACTACTGGTAATCGGAATGAGAAGTATTATTACAGGTCGTTTGAGGTTATTGGGACTGCTTTTTGGTATAAAGGATTTGCCCTCACGCCGGGAACCATCTGTCATGCAATGGTTACAGAGCCTATCATATTTATCGGGGAGAAACCAAAAGGCAAGATGCTTGATACCGACCACCTCGAATATCACACAGATAGGGAAGTTGGACTCCGAGACGAACACTCTTGTCCAAAACCAGTTGGTCTATTTAAAGAATTGGTCACGACGTTTACTGATATTAATGATGGTGTTCTTGACCTATTTGGCGGTAGTGGGACTACACTCGTTACGTGCGAGATGACTAACCGAAAGTGTTATATGATGGAGAAAGATCCTAAGTACGTGCAGTCTATAATCAACAGGTTTGAACGACAGTTTGGGGTAAAGGCGGAGAAGATTGACAACTCTTAATTTTGCATTCCACGAAAGGCAATTAGAGATATACAACGATCCGCATAGGTTCAAGATTGTATGTTGCGGTAGACGTTTCGGAAAGACCCGCATGTGCGCCTACATTGTGATTATACGGGCACTTATGAAGGGAGAGCAGGTAATATGGATTGTATCCCCAAAGTATGCACAAACAACAATCATGTGGAGAATGATCAAAAAGTATCTACCTAAAAACTATGTCAAGGATATCAAGGAGGGGGAACTTGTCATTGAACTACTCAACGGATCAACCATATGGGCTAAAAGCGCAGATAATCCAGATGCCCTTGTCGGGGAAGGTCTTGATCTTCTTATCATGGATGAAGCGGCTAGAGTTAAACCTGACGCTTGGGAAATCGCATTGCAGCCTGCACTTTCGGACAGGAAAGGTAGCGCTATCTTTATTAGCACACCGAAAGGAAAGAACTGGTTTTACAACTTATACCTCATGGGAACAAACGAGTCTCAGTACCCCGAGTATAAAAGTTTTAACTATCCCTCTGATTGCAACACTACGATTGACGGTTTTGCGGAAGAGATAGAGCGGAGGCGAGAGACAACCCCCGAACTTATCTTCCGCCAAGAGTATATGGCAGAGTTTATAGAGGGTGGTGGCGAAGTCTTCCAAGATGTAAGGGATGTACTAGAGGACAGCCTAAGGGAACCAGTGCCGGGACACAACTATGTTATGGGAGTGGATTTAGCCAAGCATAAGGACTTTACTGTTATCACTGTGGCGGATGTTCAGACCGGCAAGATCGTCCACTTCGATAGGTTTAATAAAATAGACTGGGGGTTCCAGCGTGACAAGATCAAAGACGTTTTCAAACGGTATAATGATGCGGTGGCATATATTGATTCTACTGGTGTTGGGGACCCTATTGTGGAAGACCTTCAAAGGATGGATGTTATCTGTTCGGGTTACAACTTTTCTGTTCGTTCTAAGTATGAACTTATTAAGAATCTTATGATAATGATCCGCGACAAGAAGATTTATATACCCCACATTCGGGTTATCATAGATGAGTTAAGTGCATACACTTTCGAGACGTTGCCTAGTGGTATCATACGATACGGCGCTCCCGAGGGTATGCACGACGACTGTGTGAGTAGTATCCTCTTATGTGCTTGGGGCCTCTCAAAGAACCGCACAGAAGTTGTAGGTGAGATGGCAGTCGAAATAGTACCAGAAACGTTTGATATAAGCCAATATGGGTCAGATGAGGAAAGATATGTTTCGTGGTATGATGACGATTCACAGTCAGTATCAACCAGATTAGAGATCCTCAACGGACTCAGATAACTTTATATAGTCTCGACCTCAATCTATATTAAAGGCTTTTGTATGAGACTTACCAGAGGGAAGATAAGGGAAGAAGACCTGATTGAATATAATGGTGTAAGTAGTGTAAGTACTACACCACTTATACGCAACATTGATGCCGAGATAAACAACCTCAGCACCGAAGCACTCTCAGAACTTGTTATTAAAGCAAGCACCAACCAAGCAGTCTCTCATTATGATTCTACTGATGTTTACATAGAGAACAAAGAGAAGACTGATATCACCGATACGGAAGCAATCCGAAGATCGGTACATACTATATCTAACTACTATAATACGCTTGGTGTTTGGCGCGATGATTTCGATAAGATCACTAATGATAGGTTAGCACGTAATTCTTATTACGCCATGTGTGAGAAGGCACTCATGGATTATATGGGGTCTATCGAATACAAGGTGGTTGACTCTGACGGGGAGAGTGTAGAGGTTGCAACAGATTTCATAGAAACACCGAACCCACAGGATAGTTTCGACGTTCTTCTTAAGATGGCGATCAGAGATTTGATTCGCTACGATGCAGCCGTCTGGGTTAAGTCTTTCAACAAAGCGGGATACCTCACTGAGATTAAAGCTTACTTAGGGACCGAGTTCTGGAAAGAGATTGACCGCGTTCCAATGCAGGTTAACATCCCGAAGGACTACGTTACTTCTGGGGCTAATATGTATCAAGGTTGGTGGAGTCACGGGTATACTCAACGGTACTGGCAGCGTTCCCGCACTGGGGTATATATACCTTTCCAACCAGAAGAGATATGTTACTTTATGTCTTACCCAAGGACAGATGGGATATATGGGACGGACTTTGTTAAGTTCCTTAAACACCAGCTCCAATACTTAATAGACTCCACGCGGGCGGCAGGCAAAACTTTCGAGAACGGGATAGTCCCCTCAATTGTTTGGGAACACCCAGATGTAATGAGCAGGGAACAGTTGGCTCAGCGTATACGGAAAGTGGAGATTGAGAATCGTGGTTCGTACAAGTTTGGTGGCATCATCCACACGGTTAACAACGAGAAGGTCACTACTCTCGCGCAACGACTTCATGATATGGAATGGCTTGAGGGACAGAAGTTTGTGGCCCAACTTATTTGGAGCATGTGGGGGTTCTCACCATCTGAGTTTATCGGAGAAGGAGAGAACCGCGCAACTGCTTATGTTAAAAGAAACATTACTAAGTCCCGCCTTCTTTATCCGTTAATGAAACATTTTGCTCTCAAGATCAATCGGGAGATCCTCCCATTCCTTAAGGGGTACAAGTCTGGGTGGAAGTTCGAGTTCATACGAGACGTTGATCTAGACGACGAGCAGAAGGTAGCGCAGACGCAGGCCATCAAGATCACATCGTTTAATACGCTGGTTAGTATGGGTGTTAAGCCATCTGTAGCATTAAGAGTTGCAACGCTTGATGATAACCTTACTAAGCCAGAGATTGAAGAGTTAGACGAATCTCTTGAACAGATGAACATGGGTCTTGAAGGAGAACTGGATACCGGGGGTACTACAGAAGGCGGACTTCCCGAAGAGAACGAGGCGGGAAGATATGGTAACGGATCTGAAAAGTATGTAGATGCTTCTATAGGTTCAGATGAAGGTAGTAAAGGGACCGCAGACCCAAAGAGTGCAGAACAAGACGAAAAGCAGTTCAGGAAAGCAGATGATAGTGAGTTAAGAAAGGCCAAGGTGTATATCAACTACCCTAGCGAAGCCCCTCCCGGCAGACACGTTGGTAGGGGCGCACGCGGAGGTTATTATTACATTACTAATGTAAGAACACCGGGACACTCCTCTCAGTCGGGAAAACAAGAAGGACAGGCCGTTGGTAAGAGAAAGAGTCATAAAGGTTGGGGAAACAAAGGTGGAGGCGGTGGTGGGGGGAACGCGCCAATGCCAATACCCCCGGACATTGCTAAGAATCAAATCAAGGTTACGGGCAAGGGAGTAGGATTAGTAGCAACTCTCCAAGAGGGACATATTAAAGCAAAGAAGTTGGATAACGAGGCCACTAACGCATTCATCAAGCAAGTGGTTGCTTGCGGAAAGTCCCCCGAGGCACAGTATGGGTGTATAGGTAAACTCGCAGATAAACTTGGATTGCAAGTAAAGGAGGCATAATGGGGTGCGTTGCGTCTGGTGGGTTTGGGGTATCTAAGTTTGGTAGCGGTAAGTTCGGGAGGGGTAAGAATCCGACAACACTCCCCGATATCTTAACCTGCGCCATCAATCCAAACATATCACTTACATCTACGTTAAGTAAAGCAATATTACCCACAAACCCTTTACTCGTTGGTGTAACAATAACATCCCCTTTACTTAAGGGAGTTTCATTGACTGGGACTATAAATAAAGCATTCTGTATGGATTGTAAGGTGAAAGCATGATATTCGTTGGAGATGTTGGGGCAATACTCACGGTAAATACTGCGTATAACATCACAGGATATACGACAGTAAGGATATACTTAATTGATCCTACTGGTGCAATTACATCAGTTACACCAGATTCGATTACTTCTGCTACTGGTGTGTTGGTGTACACTACAAAATTAGAGTCCGAGTTAGCAATTGCCGGTGACTGGCAGGTTCAGGCAGTTGTATGGTTCGGTGTGAACAAACCTATGTTCAGCGACGTGGATACGTTTACAGTATATACGCCACCCGCTAACCCGTTGGGGACTGTAATATGAGTTACAATACAACCAAAGTAGATGTTACCGGGACGGTCTACGACGGCGCAGATACTACTACTATATGGGCAGAAGACTGGAACGCTTTCGTAGCGGCCTTCCTGTCTCACGCAGCAAGACACGCTAGGGGTAGTGCAGACACTATTGCAGTGGACACCCTAGGTGATCCTACAGATAACTCGATCTGTAACGTCTCAATAGCAGCGCACGGGTTTTGTCCGAAGTTGCCTAATGACATAACAAAGTTCTTAAGAGGGGACGGAACGTGGGCAGTTCCCGGGGTTAACCCAAGTACTGTTGTAGGTCCGGGGTCATCTACAAGCGGGGATGTTGCCACATTCAATGGAGCGGGGGGTAATACACTACAAGATAGTGGTATCTTAGCAAGCAACCTTGTAGTCACATCTGATGGTAGACTTACAAATGCTAGAACCCCCACAGCACACGCAGCATCTCATGGGAATGGTCAGTCCGATCCTGTAACGATCACAGAAGGACAAGTAACAAATCTTGTTTCAGACCTTGCAGCGAAACAAGCGACCCTAACAAACCCAGTTACAGGGCCGGGGTCTGGTTGTACTGTAGGTCACGTTGCTGCGATTGGTAATACAGCAGGAACTACAATCACAGACGGGGGAGCAATCGTTCCAGTACCCGCGTTTGAGACAACCCCGGCAAACATACTGATGGATGGTGTGCAAGGCGTGGGTAACTTAACCACAGTTCCAAGAGCAAACCACGTCCACCCCACAGACACATCCAGAGCTGCAGATACCTCAGTTTTCCACAACAACGTATCGGGTGAGATTAATGCTCTCTCGGTTAAAGCCTCCCCCATATCTGCGGATCTTATTTTAATCGAAGACAGTGCAGCAAGCAACGCCAAGAAGAAGATTACTATTGGTACTATAACCCCCCCCTTTGAAGGTTCAACCTCAAATATCAAGATGGATGGGGTAGTAAGTGTTGGTGCTTTATCAACAGTTCCAAGGGCAGACCACGTTCATGCTAGCGATACCAGTAAACAAGCCACTCTTACTAATCCAGTAACGGCAAACGCCGCATCGCTGGTCGCAAATGATGTAATTACTGCAGTCGGTGGAACCGATCAGGTCCAAGACAGCGGAGTTTTATTATCCGCACTCGCTACAAAATCACAGATACCATCAGCGGTTTCAGGAGATGTTATTACAGGAACCGGGTCGGGTATTCAGGATTCAGGGACCCTTTTATCCGCACTCGCCACGATAAACTCCCCGACATTCACCGGCACCCCCTCGCTCCCAACAGGAACCACCGGAACTACACAGGCAATTAATGATAGCACTACAAAACTTGCAACAACTGCTTTTGTCAGAGGGGCTTTACCGAACAACAACGCCATCATCAATGGTGACTGCCGGATCAACCAGCGGGTGACAGCATACACCCTCGTAAAAGATGCCTATACATGGGATTCGTCAGACTTTTACGGCCCTG